ATTTACAGAATTTTATAAGCAAGTCTACAAAGTGAATGATTTTTCATTTGCAAGTATTGCAAGCGAAAATACAAAGGACACAAAAAAAGAAGTTCTAACAAAAGGTTTACAAATAGTCAAAAATTTCAAGTAATTAAATGATATGCTATTAAATGTATTTTTATTTGTTGGTGTAATTTGGGTATTAATTCAGATTATCAAAGATATAAAAGATTTTTTAAAGAACTTATAAACTAAATAAAAAGTAAGGGAAAGCAAATAAAAATGTTTGTCCCTTACTTTTTATTTTTGAATGTTAATTTTAACGTAACCGTTCGGCCCTTTTAGTACCAGGAAATTTTAGGCTTTCGTGATAAAGGCATACCAAGACACCACAACCACACATGCACACACAAAGAAGCCAGAGACCTAATATCCCTGGCATTCATCCTATAAAAGGATATCTAATATCTCCTTAATCCTATCCTTCCCTAAGACCCTTCTACCATTTCTTATCTCATAGAAGAAAGTATAATACATCTCGAGTTCTTCCATCCAAATCCTATCTCCTCCCTCTAATAATGGTTCTATTCTCATCATATCCTCAGGATTAATCCATAACCGATACCAAACCATATTACCTTCAAAACATCTTAGGATTCTCTTATTGCCATCATCCTTTATTACAGTTACCGTTACCATATTGCCTAAACATTTCTTGATTCATCCTAAATCCAGGCCTAGATATAATCATCCTCTGGATATCATGTATCTTCATCGCTATCTCATTTGCCTCCATCGGATGATTGATAGGTAATGCCAAAAACCTATTCCAAATCTCTTCGGTAAGCATAAGGATTTCCTCTTCCTCTTGGGTAAGCTTTGCTAAATCTTCCATACTCAATACATTATAGGTTCATCTTCAAAGGTAAGAGGAGGGAGCTCTGGTTCTCCCTCTCTTTTAATTCTCTCTAAATCCTCTAAGGCACACTCTAGTATTTTAATACGGTTATCATTATATTCCTTAGATATAGGAAACCAGAATGCTGTTCCTAGAAGGTATTCATATCCTTCTAGGTTTTCTAATGGCATTCTATACCATATCCTACCTTCAATCCTTAATCCTTCTCCTTGCAATTTTATGATGGTAGGGTTATAATAACCAAAGTATACTATCTCGATATTAAACCTTTGTGGGGTGAACCATGGTTTAATTACATGTCTCCATAGGAAAACTTCTTCGACTAATGCAAATTCTCTACTGATAGTTCTGCTTACATCAATTAGGTCAGCACATAATCCTCTTGGAGAATCGGGTATATTAAGCCTTCCATATAGGACTGCTTCAAATGTATTCTTTACTGGAAGATAGTAATTTCTTATCCTTTCTTCGATTACCTTATTCTCTTTGGAATTATAATCGATTGCAGTGTACGTAGGCTTTTCCATCCTTCTCTAATTTTCTTTCAAACCATTGGCAGGTAATACACTTTGGGCTTCCTACCATTATCTGTACTTCTCCCTTAATTACTGGACATGGGTTGGTAAGCTTCTTTTGCCTACCTACCTTCTTCGTTGTTATTTCTCTGTTCATAGTTATTAAAATATGTGATTAGTAAATATATCGGAAATAGAGGCATGATTAACCAGATAGTTAGGAAAAAGAACCCCACCCTTTTCATTGGGTGGGATGAGGTAATTACTCTGGTCATAAACCATGCAGGTATAAAACATAGGGCATATATAATGCCTAAGATTATCCAGGTTATCATTGTTCAAAGTACTTATTTACGATTTTGGATATCTTCTTATCTAACTCTACAATTAGTTCGTTGAACTCTTTGTCCTTCATATCTTTTATCTTGGCTTCGATAAATTCCAGGTTTCTCTTAATAGAGAAATAAGATTTGAAGGCTTGGTAATCCAATTCAGATTTATCTGTTAGAGGTAATATCATACTTGATTTACCATCTAACCTTGTATAGAATCCATCGGGTCCCAGGGTTCTTGATACCTTTACTTTGTTACTCAGTACTGCAAACCCACCTTTCTTATCGATAGATTCTACAGTTACTTTCTCCATAAGAGTTTTGCCGTCAGAGAAAATAACTTCTTCACCCTCCTTTAGCTTTTTGGTTTCTTTGTTCTTTTTCATATCTTTATTATTAAATTGTTTATGCAAATATACAAAATTATTCTGATTTAATACAATTATTAATCATTATTTTTAAATCTGCTGCGGTAAAGGATTTCCTGTTAAGTAAGTTATCCAGTTGTTCTGGAGTTAGATAGAATTATACCATTTGGAGTAAAAAGTTCTCTTAAGTGTGCCGGAATTATTCCCTGGAATCCCCAATTATTATACGAACCAATGTATACTTTATCTTTTACCATTGCAGCAATATATTTCTTAGTTGAGCCCAATGACTCTCTTCTAAATGTAGCAACCTCTAACCAAATCTTATTTAAGTGAATGGCATAATGCTGAAAATAGGGTGTAACCAAGGGAATCATTTCATAATTAGAATCCTCTATCAGGGTTTTATCCGATTCAAGGATTCTATGCCAAAAAGCACATCGAAAACAGAGTTGTTTTTCCTTCATTAATTGAGGTACTGTTTTGGCTAAATCGTAATCATCCAAATCTAATGGTGAATTACATAGGTGACATGTGAGTTTCTCTTCCATATTATTATAAATTTTATATAAGATAATAGAACTCCTAACTATCATCCAGATAAGGTATACGCAATACTTTCTTTTCTTTAATGAACCTTTAATGAACTTTAAAATATAACGTTATGGATAAGTTAACTAATGAAATGATTGTGGCTCTGGCCAATGATTTAGGACTGGAGCCAGCTCTTTTAAAGGCAGTACAACTGGTTGAAGGAGCAGGTAGAGATGGATTTCTAGTAGATGGTAGACCTCAAATTCTGTTTGAAGGTCACATTATGTACAAAGAAATCAAAAATAAGTTCGGTTTAGACAAGTCAGTAGCTGCTCAAAAGAGTTACCCTACGATTTGTTTCCCAAAATGGGATAAATCGAAGTACTTAGGAGGAGCAAGTGAGTACAAAAGACTCGAAATTGCCAAGAAAATCGACGAAGAATGTGCTTTGAAGTCAGCTTCTTGGGGAATGTTTCAGATTATGGGCTTCAATCACCTCTATTGTGGCTGTAAAGACGTCTTCGAATTCGTGAAAAAGATGCAGGAATCTCATGAAAGTCAGTTAAAACTCATGTATTACTACATGAATAATACCAGTTGCTTGAAAAATCTGAAAGAACATGACTGGGCAGGCTTTGCTCGGAAGTATAATGGTCCTGGTTATGCTGAAAATGCCTATGACCAGAAGTTAAAAAACGCTTACGAAAACTTTAAAAACAAGATATAATGAAGGTAATTTACAACAAATTCATCCCTTTCAAGGGATACAAGGCAATGAACCTATTCGGAATTGTCTTTGTGAGAAAAGGTGCTAAGTTTGATACCTATGATTACAATCATGAGCACATTCATCTCAAACAAATGCAAGAGATGTTGTGGATATTCTACTACTTATGGTATGCAATCGAGTACCTAATCATCAGGTTCTTTGCTAAGTGGAACAAACAAAGCGAAAGATACCATGATGTAAGCTTCGAAGAGGAAGCCCATAATAATGACCACGACTTGGAGTATATCCGAACTCGTAAACATTATTCCTGGGTTAAGTATGTAAAACTTAGAAGCTACAAGAAATGAATGTATTGGGAGTATGTGCAGGGCAAGGTGCCCTGCTCTTCCCTTTCAGAAAACATCTGATTGGGAATATAGAAGTAAGAGGAGTATTCCATACTCCTGGTGAAGAGCAATGGAAAGCTAATTTTGGTGATATACCATTCTACAAAGGATATAACTTACCTCAATTTGAGGAGAGAGTAGATGTTATTATATCATCTCCAGACTGTGGGGCATCATCCATTATGAGGCTTTCAAAGGTAAAAGAATTGGGTAATCCTAAGGATAACAGGAGTTTAAATCTAGTAACTGCTGCAATATTAGAATATAAGCCTAAGATTTTTCTTATTGAAAATCTTCCTCGTTTGCTATCTTTACTTCCTTGTGAATTCTTTGAGGAAACCTTTAAGGACTATAAACTTATTTTTCATGAAAGGTCAGTTTCTGACTATGGGAACTCCCAAGTATCAAGGAAACGTTTAATTGTCATTGGAGTGCATAAGAAAACCGGTAAGAAATACTTGAATGCTTTTGATGAAGTATTCCAAGTAAAAGCTCCAAAACTTACTAGAGATTTACTCTTTGTATCTCCTTACGGGAATAATTATAACATTCCGATAGAAAAGACCCTTGCAATGTATGACTATCGAAAGCTTCCGGAAAAGAAGAATCTGACCGTTGAGAAGATTCAAGTATTATGGAATAGTGCTTTCAAGCAAGAGAAGAAATGGCCCATTAAAACTGCAAAGATGAGTACTCTCCCGGGAGTATATCGATTAGAATTAGATAAACCACCTCTAACTTTAAGACCTGCAGATAGGCAATTTAGACCTGATGGATACCCTCTTGGGATTAATGATTTCAAGGCAATCATGGGATTTCCTAAACAGTTTAAGATTTACATTGACCAAGAGAATTACCTTTACTGGTTAAACAAAGCAAGGTATACCATTGCCAAAGGTTCGGTATATGAAGTTGGGATTTGGTTTAGGCGATGTATCAAGAAGGCCCAGATACCTTGAATTTTTATTTTTTCTCTTTTATATATTTTCTCTTTTTTGTTTAGCTTACCTATAGCTATTAGACTATTAGCCAATAGAACATAATTCTAATCTGAAAGGAAAAGGGATTGTTAAGGGAGAAGGAGAACAAGCCAAGAACGTAACTGATTGATTTTGAATTGATTAAGTATGTATTACTCTTGGCAACTGAATGCCAAGTCATTGATAATTAATATGTTAGCTTATGAACAAGAAAAACCTAAAGAATGCCTTAGTACTTTTGCTACTAGGATTTACTATTTACCTTTGCTTCAGGAATTACAAACTGAATTCATATATCAGACAACTTCCTGATTCATCGGTCATTGGCATTCCTGATACAATCAAACTGAAAGAGAACTTCAAGCCCCAATCACCATATACACAATTGGTTCAGCCCCAGAGAATTCTTCTCTACGACTTCTATCGAAACAGTAGCAATTCGACTAAACCCCAAGCTTCTGATTCAACAGCGGTTACTTCGAATAGAATTAGTAGAGAAGATTCTCTGGTCCAATTTACCTTGGATAAAAACCAATTGAACCTAAGTTTATTCAACAAGGAAACAAACTCCTATTCAACGAGAATGTTTAACATGGACTTAGATAAGTATAAGTACAATTGGTATGAAGGTCAATTAACTCAAAAAAGAATTAGAAAACTAACTCTAAGTCCATACGTTTATGGTAAATATAGGGTCTTTAATCAAATGTTAGACATAGGGACAGGCCTTTCAATCAAGACTACTAATTTCAATTATAAACTTGGTATAAATGCTTTTCATTATCCGAAGTTCTTTTCGGGAATAAAAGCTGACTTAGAGTTTTCAGTAACATATAACTTTTGATTATGGCAAAGAAGATTAACATAGAAACTAACACATCTGCTCTTACAAGAGAAGAACTAGCAACACTTGCTAAAGTTAGTAATGATGTTTTTTACTTTAGCCTTTTCACTTATGTGATACACCCTATGAGGGGAAAGGTAAGATTTGAACTTTACCCGTATCAAAAATCGGTTCTGTATAACTTCGTAAAAGAACGTTTCAATATTCTGCTTAAGTTCAGGCAGGCAGGTATTACGGAGCTCATTTCTATGTACTGCCTATGGTTGGCAATGTATCATCCTAACAAGAAGATTAACATTATCTCAATCAAGGACACAACAGCAAAGAAGGTACTTAAGAAAATTAAGTTCATGTACAAAAACCTGCCATGGTATTTACAGACACCGATTATCAATGGTCGTTCGGGAGAGTATGGTTCTGCATCAATGATAGAGTTCGATAATGGCTCATTCATAGAATCTATCCCAACATCTTCGGAAGCAGGTCGTTCAGAATCTCTATCTTTATTGGTAATTGATGAAGCAGCAGTAGTTAGATGGGCAGCCCAAATCTGGGCAGCCGCTTTTCCTACTCTTTCCACTGGTGGAGCTGCTATCATCAATTCCACTCCTTATGGAGTTGGTAACTTCTACCACTCAACTTGGGTTGATGCTATTGCAGGTGGAAACCCATTTAACCCACTACGATTGTATTGGCAAATGCACCCAGAACGAGATATTAATTGGTACAATGAAATGTCTTCTGCTCTTGGAACAAAAAGAACTGCACAAGAAATCGATGGTGACTTCTTATCCTCTGGAAATACGGTCTTCGACTTAGCTGATATCAAAGCTATCGAAGACTGTCTTAGTGATTATCCGGTTATTAAGAAAAGATTCAATGGTCAATATCGGCAATTCTTGGAACCAGCACCAGATAAGGAGTATTTCATTGGTGCTGACGTTTCAACTGGTAGGTCTTCTGACTACTCTGCATTTACATGCATGGATAAACAGGGAGAAGAACAAGCAGTATTCAAAGGTAGACTTTCAGTAGATAAGTATGCAAGATTGCTTGGAGATACAGGGCATTTATTTAACTTTGCTACTATTGCTCCAGAATCCAACGATGTTGGATTAGCAGTAACTTCTGCTCTTCAAACTGAAGGCTATCCAAAACTGTATTACTATCAGAAAATGCTTAAAAAGAAAGGTAAATCTAGACCTGAGGTAGATAAATCTCCAGGATGGTTAACTACACAAAAGAACCGTTCTGTTATTGTAGAGGGACTTGAACAGGATATTCGAGAAGATAATATCACTGTTAAAGACCCTTTCTTTGTTCAAGAAGCATATACCTTCATATATGATGGTTTAGGTAGGCCAGTTGCAATGGGTAAGCATAGAGCTAACAACTCTACAGTAGATGTAGACCTAGAAGGAGATGTATATGCAGATGACTCTATATTCGGTAAAGCAATCTGTAATCACATAAGAAAAGGAAAAACTAACGTAATAGTACAACCGAAATGAAAAAGCTCAATTTTAATTGGAGTTGGGGTAGGAAGAAAGACCCACCTCCTGAATCAAACAAGGAGCCAAGCAAGCCAAAAGCTGCTGCTATATCTCCTGGTAGAGTATCCGTGGATGAAGATAACTCTTTACTCAGTACTCTGAAAGGGATGACCGTAATGGTAGACCCTTCTTTTCGTGTTGAAGTAATCCCTTTGATTCGTGATTTATATAAGGTAAATCCGGATATGGGCATTGCTTTGCAGGATATGTTTAAGTTGGCAAATACTGGTCATACGGTAACATTCCCAAATAACTCGGATGCCGAGGCAGATAAGATGAGAAAACATCTTACTGAAGCTACTAAGAAATGGTCCAGGTATACTGCTGGTATAGATGGTCTAGTTAATAAGATGATTGTACAATGCCTTGTTAGTGGAGCTATCTCTGTTGAAGGAGTTCCCAATGATATGTTGGATGGTTTGGACACAGTCTTATTCCTTAGACCCGAGAACATTGTTTTCAAAAGAGAGAACAATGGAGTATATTCTCCTTACCAGAGGAATAAGAATTACTTTGTCAAGCACCAAGATTATATCAAACTAAATCCAGAAACTTATGTGTATGCTGGTATGTTTAATGATACCGATGAACCTTATGGGATTCCTCCTTTTATGGCAGCATTGGATTCATTAAAAGGCCAACATGATATGAAGGTTAACTTCAAACACATAATGGAAATGGTTGGTATGGTAGGATTCTTGGAAGCTAAGATGACTAAACCAGACCAGAATCCTAATGAAAGCTTACAAGCTTATCAATCCCGTCTTGAACGTACCCTAAGAGATTTGAAAAGAAATCTTCGTAATGGTATGAAAGACGGTATAGTAACTGGTTACATCGATGACCATGAGTTTAAACTCAATTCAACTACCAAGGAACTTGGTAATATTGAGAAACCCTGGAATATGAATCAGCAATCAGTTGCAAATGGTTTGGGAGTTAATGGAAACCTTATCGGAGTTAGTTCAACAACAGGAGAAGGAGCAACGGGTATAATGCTGTCTAAGTTAATCAGCCAGTTAAAAAATATCCAAATGCTTGTAACTTATGTATTAGATTTCCTTTATTCTCTAGAACTGCGTCTGGCAGGCTTTGATAATAAAGGAATAAAGATATCATGGGGAACTTCAACTATCTCTGATGAAGTTAAGGTTCAACAAGGTCTTCAGTATAAAATCCAAAACCTGGATTTATTATATAAGGCTGGTATCATTAGCCAAGACCAATATGCTTGGGCAATGGGTTATGATTCTCCTGATGAGAATGAACCAAGAGTTTCACTTGAGGACCAATTGGCTAAAGGCGGTAACTCAGACCCTCAAGAAGGAACTAAGAAGAAGCAAAGGCAAGATGATAAAAATCAATCTGCTCGTAGGTCAAGAGATAAAACTAATCCGGCTCCATCTCGTGGAGACCAAAATACAAAAGCAAGATGAGTAAATTTACTAAAAGAAACAAAGAGCATCTTGATTCAATGGTGATTGGCCAGGGTCATACCATTATGGCTGGGTATATCCCAGAAGCAGTTGGAGCCCAGGCTTTCTCAGAGAATTATTACAAATGGAAGACTCCGACACCGGATACCATTGCTCAATTTGGATTTTGGGGAGGGGATATAGATTATAATACCTATTATCCAAACCTTGATAAATCGGAACTTACTCCGAAGGACGAAGAGTTCATAGAACCAATGTTTAGGTTACTTTCTGAAACGATTGTATCCAAGAACTGGAATCCTACTGACTTTGGTCAGAATGGAGTACTTAAGGCTTCCATGAAACTGTTACTCGGGCAAACAGTAAATTGCGACCATGAAACAAATATTGGTAATGCAATTGGAGCTGTATCTCAAGTAATGTGGCAGGAGTCTTATAAGGATGGAAGCTTTACTATACCTGCAGGTATCAACGGTATTTTGAAGATTGATGGTAAAGCTAACCCAAGAATTGCTAGAGGTATTCTTATGGAACCTCCTTCAATTCATAGTAACTCGGTAACAGTACAGTTTAAGTGGGATAAATCACACCCAGGAATGGAAGATGGTGAATTCTATCAAAAACTTGGTACTTATGACTCTAAAGGTGAAATGGTTCGTAGAATAGTTACTGAGGTAGTTCGATATATGGAAACATCCCTGGTATCTCATGGAGCTGATTCATTTGCTCAAAAGATTGGTGAAGATGGTAAAATCATTAATCCAACCTTTGCAAAAAGAACCTGGTCTTCTTATGAGGAATATCGGGATGACAAGTCCAAACAGTACTTCTTTACTGACTACAAAACGGATTTCAACTCATTCCAAGAAAAGGACAATACTCCAGATTCTTTTAATGATAATGGTACCCAAGAAAATCATAATCCTAATAAAGAAAATATGAACAAAGAATTGCAAGAATTTTTAGAAAAGCTTTTCGGAGATAACATGTTATCTCTGGCAGAGGGCAAAGAAATGACTCAGGAAGAAGTTATTTCTTGTATTCAAAGCTTGGTATCATCCAAAAACAGTCTTCAGACAACGGTAGATAATCTTACTACAGAGAAGTCTTCTCTTACAGAACAGATTACCAATCTGAATGCAGAAGTTGCAAACTTGAAGGAAATGGCAACTGTAGGAAGGAATCATATTGCTTCTCTCCGTGAAAGTGCTGTTGCTACTTACAAGAAGTTGATGGGTGACAAAGCCGATGAAACTATTGTTACAATGTTGAATGCCGAAACTACCGGCATCGTTACTCTTATCTCCTTGACCAAGGATTATCAGAGTCGTCTGGAAGAAAAATTCCCAATGGTATGTGCAAGCTGTGGTTCTCATGATGTAAGCCGTGCTTCTTCTGTTGCAGAGAATGATGAAAAGACTGGAACTCAGAAACCTGCAACTACTTCGAATGCAGAAGCCAAGTCTACTTCGGAAACCCTCGAAGACTTGTATAAGAAGAAATTCAAGTAATAATCGATAAATATCACTGTTATGACTAAAATCGTAAACAAAGCCCAGCCAATGACGCTGTTTGGGGAAAAGACCCCAAGAGCGGTGATTTACAAAAGTGAATCACACAAATTGCACCAAGCTTTCTGTGTAAAAGATGGTGAAACAATTTTGCAAGGTATGCCGGTAGCTCTTGGAGAAGACGGTTTAATTGAGCCTTACACTAAACCTACTCAGGTATATATCGGAGTGGCAGTAACCGACAATGTAAATCCTGCTTACCAAGCACAGAACAAATTCCCAGTAGAGGTAACTGTTGCTGTAGAAGGTTACATGATTTGTAACTGGGTATCTAATGCTGCTGACTTAAAAGCAGGATATGTAGTTCCCTCTGGTGACTTACTGAACGGCCGATTTGTAAAAGCAAACCAGTCAACAGATGCTACACCTTTCATTGCCATCATACCTGCAGATGAGGCAAACGAGGTAATTCAAGTACTTATTAAATAAGAGAAGAAGAAACATGGAAAAAGTTGATATTTCAAAGTTGAAGAGAGAAGACTTCGCAAAAGAACTTCCTCAAATGGTACAGCAGTTGGATGCTTACCGTCAAGGTTCACAGAACAAGAAACCTGTGGACATCACATTAGGTGAACTTACCACTGGTAAATGGGGTATTACCCAAGATGAATTGTTCGAGAAGTTGGATATCAATCCGAAAATCGACACAATGGAAAACATCTTCACAATGCCTCAGCAAGATGTTCGTTGGATTGTTCCGGAAATCATTCGTTCTGCCATCACTCTTGGTATGCGCCAGGCTCCATTCTATCCGGAGATTATTGCATCTGACCAGTCAATCAGTGGTCTTAGCGCAATCATGCCGATGATTAATATGTCCGATGCTGCTCCTGCAAAGGTTAACGAAGCAGAAACTATCCCATTGGGAGATGTAAGCTTTGGACAGAAATCAGTAAGTCTCTTCAAAATTGGTAAGGGATTCAAACTTACTGATGAAGTTCGTAACTATGTATCTCTGGATGTATTGGCAATCTACCTTCGTGACTTTGGTGTTCAGCTCGGTTATGCAATGGATACTCTGGCAATGGATGTTGTTATCAACGGTAACAAACCCGATGGTTCAGAATCTGCTCCGGTTATCGGTGTATACGAAACTACGAATGGTATCACTTACAAAGATTTGCTGCATATCTGGGTAAGAGCTGCTCGTATGGGACGTAACTTTACTACTATGATTGGTGGTGAAGACCAAGCAATTGAAATGCTGAACTTGCCGGAATTCAAAGAACGTCATTCTGGTACAACTGAAGCTACACTGAATGTGAAGTCTCCTGTACCTAAGAATGCTAACTTCTATATTCACCCGGGTACACCTGACCAAGGCTTGCTGTTGATTGATACAACTGCTGCTTTGATTAAACTGACTGCAAAACAGTTGATGCTTGAATCAGAAAGAATTGTATCAAATCAGACTCAGGCAATCTATGCTACTCTGACTACAGGCTTCTCTAAGATGTATCAGGATGCTGCATTGATTCTGTCTGCAGAGAAGAAGTTCACTGAATTCGGATTCCCTGAATTCATGAACATTGACCCATATCTCTTGGTTAACCTTGAGTAATACTACACCTGGTTTATTTTACAAATAATTCCATTTCTTGATGGGGTAGGTTTTGCGAGGACCTACCCCTAATTTTAAACATCTAAAAACTTAGTAAAATTATGGATAAATATAAAGTAACTGTAGGTGCTAAAGCTTACAGCTTCCATGACCAATCTACAGGTATTACAATTTGTAGAGGAGAAGAAAAAGAATTGAGTGCTCGACAGTACAGAACTAAAAAGATTCAGATGGCTTTGAATTCAGGTCACCTGCGTTTGGTTCTTGATAAGAAAGCTGTCGACAAATACTCCAATGATGACATCGATAAGTTGGAAAAGAAACTGAATGCTCAGTTCGAAAAAGGTATGGAAATCAAAAAGATTGCCAAAGCCTATACTTTCGAAGAAGCAACCCTTATCGCTGCTCGTCACGAAATTGTTGCCGACAAAGGTGATACAGTTGAAACTCTGATTCAGGTTCTGTTGGAAGAGTTCGAAGAATCTAAAAAATAAGATACCATGGACAATCTAGACTTTGTAGCTATTGCGAATGGTCTGGAAGTTTCATTTAGAGTATTAACCAAAGTCCCAGCCAAGGCCATTTTTGACTGGGACTTTGGTGATGATAAGGGGTCCGTTTATGATGTTAAACAACCTACTTATACTTATGAAAAGTCCGGATTCTATACAGTAGCGTTGAACATAACGAACTCCGAAGGACTTAACTTAAATGCAACTAAAACCGTAATTGTAAATACCGAGTCTAAAACTACATTAACCGATAGTATATATAACCTAATCAATTACTACATTCCTTCAGAAATCTCAGATGGTATGTCATCAGAAGAGAAAGCAATGTACATAACTAAATGGCAGTTATATATCCAACCGCTAGTAAATCATATTATCCCGCTGGATAAATATAATGATGAGTTAATGTATGAAGCTCTAGAAAACCAACTAATTATGGAATTGGCAGCATGGGATTATCTCAATGTTAAGCTCCTTAATTTATTAACAAGTACAGGAGAATACCTAAGTCAACTTACTTCAACCAAAGAACAAGTTGGTGATGGTTCTTCTAAACCGGAACAAGCTCGAGGTGATAGAATCAAACAAATCACAACTGGGCCTACTGAAGTACAGTACTATGATACACTTGCCGATGCAACATCTTCCCTATGGAAAACATTTTCTCAAGCAATGCAACCTGGTGGTATCATAGACGAGTTAAGAAAAAACCTTTGTATGTTAGCTGGACGATTGGAAATCTACTTACCATTCTGTGACCAATTGAGTCATGTAGTAGTTCCAAGAGTAGTAGACAGAAGAAGACCTGGATTAATAGATGGGCCAAACCCCAGCTCTCCAGTAAAACGTAATGGTAGAACCTTAATCAAGAAAAGATGACCAAGACTCCTCATAGAATGGTAAAGAATCGTTCTTGGGATAGATACAAGAAGATTATCAATGACTTCTTGGACATAGATGCTGGAAGGCAAACTATAACTTGGGCAAAGAATGTAAATCAACTCCTAAGTCATGGAGAAGATGAAATCCCTAAATATTATAATATACCAATCGAGGCATTATGTTATTACAATGCCTTCAGAAACTGGCCTATTAATAAGGCAACAGTAACTGGAGAACTCGATGATGAGAATTTATCAATACTGGTTACTAAATCATATATAGAACAACTGGGATATTTAACTCCAGAAGGCTATTGGGATTTTAACTGGTCTGAAGATAGATTTGTAATCAACGGTATCACTTATAAACCTTCGGGAGATACACAAGTTGCCCAAGCCAAGGATGAAGCATTAGTCTTCATGGTTATCCTAAAAAGGGACCGAGATACCAAAATACAATTCGTAGAATAAAATTGAAAAGTATATGGCAAAGATGTTAATGTTACGATGGAAACCAATTAATACCGGAAATGGTATTTGGTTTGACAGTAACCTGATTGTCTTGAACGGTACATCTGGAGTACATATTGAAAGTAAGAAAAGTAATTTAGACGTTACCACATTCCAGTCTATGACTGGAGGTAAGTTTGTTACTTGCTTTCAAGATTACTTTGGAGAAGTTTGGGATAAGATAATACCTCATCCGGGTATTGGCCAGGTGATAAAATTCCGTATCAATCAACTCCCAGATTATGCAATAATCAGAGGTGATATTGAAGACGGGGGAGATCCAGACCCAGAACATCCAGATATTCCAATGAATGCCTTCTGTGGAAAAGAAGGAGAACCATTCAGAGATAAGAATTCTGACTTCTTCTGTGGTAAGCAAGTAATCAATCCTTAAAATAATAACAATATGTACGTAAGTAAGTATTACACAAATGAAGAAATTGACCAAAGACTTTTACAGGGTTATTTCGATGACTTCGTAAAGGCTGGGTTTGCTGGAACTATTAATGAGTTCTGGGCATTCGTTCTTTCTATTGCCAATAAGGTAGATAAGAGAGAAGGATACGACTTATCTAAAAATGACTTCACAGATAAACTCAAAGAGAAACTGGAGGGCATTGAAGAAAAGGCAAACTACATCACTAAGCTTTCTCAGTTGGAGAATGATACTAAGTTCCAAACTGAAGAACAGGTAAGACAAGCTATCAGTGATTTGATTGATGGTGCCGATGATGCACTTGATACATTAAAGGAATTGGCAGAAGCATTGGGAAATGACCCTAACTTTGCTACTACAATTACCAACAAACTAACGGATTTACGTAATGCACTGACAGATGAAGTTAACCGAGCTAAGGAGGAGGAAGGGAAACTGAGTACCCAAATTAGTGAGGTTAACTCTAATTTCATTAAGGCAGTGGATTTACTTAATGATAAAATCGACACTGCAGTTACTAACCTTATCAATAAGATAGATAAGATAGAAGCAAAAGTCGATAAGAATACTGCTGACATTGCAGACCTCAGAAATGAAACTACTGGTTCATTGGCAGAAGCTAAGGTATATGCTAAAGACTTGGTAGATAAAGAAGCTGAGCTTCGTAAAACGGCTGACGATGCTTTATCAGAAAGTATTCACCAACTGAATACATTGCATATCAATGATAAGGCAGAGCTCAAACAAGACATTGCTGCAGAAGCCCAATTGAGAGCAAATGCAGATGCAAACATTCAGTTGAAACTCACTGAAGAAATCACTAATCGTCAAACTGGTGATGCTGCCTTAGAAAGTAAACTTTCTGATGAGGTAGTAAATCGTAAAGCTGCCGATGAAACTCTTCAGAATTCAATTACCAAAGAGGTTGCTGACCGTACCAATGCAGATAATACCCTCCAGGTAAACATTGATAAAGAGGCTCAAGCTCGGGAATCTGCAGACCAGGTTCTTCAGACTAATATTAATTCTGAAGCTGCAACTCGTACTGCTCAGGACCAAATCCTTGACCAGAAGATAACTGCCTTAAGTGAAAAGACTGATGGTGATAAGTCAGATGTACTTGCTGCTATCGAAGCTGAGAAGGAAGCTCGTATTGCTGCAGATGCAGACCTTAATTCCAAGAAAGTAGATAAAAGAGAGGGTTATTCTTTAACCAAGAATGACTTTACAGATCTCTTGCTTGCCAAGTTGAATGGAATCGAGGAACATGCTAATTACATTACCTTGGTATCACAATTGGCAAACGATGCTGGTTATCAGACTGAAGCCGAAGTAGAGGCAGCAATTGAAAAGATTATTGGTTCTGCACCGGAAGTACTCGATACTCTGGAAGAGATTGCTAGGGCATTAGGAGATGACCCTAATTTTGCTTCAACTATCACCAAGAAGTTGGCAGCAATCACCGAAAAAGTAAACCAAGAGATTGAAGACCGTACTGCTGCCGATTCTGCATTGCAGGTAAACATTGATAAAGAAGTTGTAGAACGTAAGGAAGCTGATGCTGCTCTTAAGGAAGAACTTAAGGAGTATGTAGATAACTCTGCTGCAACCGGAGATACTGCTCTTCAGGTAGTTAAGGATAACTTGGCAAAAGAAATCCAAGACCGTAAAGATGCCGATGCAATCTTGCAGGCAAATATTGATAAAGAAACCGTAGATAGAAAGGATGCCGATAAAACCCATACCGATAATATCGCTGCTCTTACTCAGAGAGTTTCGGATTTGGCTTTATCAATGCAGGATGCTATCAATACGGTTAAGAACGAATTGACTGCTCAGGTAAATGCTAATACTACGGCTATTGCTACTAACCAAGCAAATATCACAAAGAACTCTGAGGCAATCACTGCCATGAATAAAACCATTGCTGATAACTACAAAGAAGTTAAGGATATGGTTAATGAGGAAATTGTGGACCGTACTAATGGCGACAGTAATCTGAGTTCTCGTATTGATACTACCAACATTGCTTTGGGTACAGAAACAGCTGAACGTAAGGCAGCAGACCAAATCCTTCAAGTAAACCTGGATAAGGAAATTGGAGACCGTAAGTCTGCAGATACTGCACTTGAAACTAAGATTGAAAGTCAGATATCTAACTTAAGCCAACAGACTTCATCCGAGATTACTCGAGTAGAAGGTGAGGTTACTCAAGAAGTTAAGGACCGGGAAGCAGCAGATAAAACTTTAAGTGACCGAATTGATTCTTTGGAGACTGGTTCTACTGCAGGTTTAAATGAAGTCAAAGCAAAGGTAGAAGCTAACACGGTAGCAATCAATACTGAGAAAGACCGAGCAACCGCTAGAGAGAATGCTATACAGGCCAATTTGGATACTGCAATAGCAAATCATAAAGACGAAGTAAATGGCTTAACTAAGGATATCTCAGATGAGGCTAATACTCGTTTAGCAGGTGACACAGCTCTTCAGGTAAACATTGATAAAGAAGTTACAGACCGTACTAATGCCGATACCCTATTAGATAATAAGATTGCCCAGGAAATCTCAGACCGTACAACTGCTATCCAGGGTCTTGAATCTAAGAAGGTAGATAAAGTAGATGGCAAGGTACTTTCTTCAAATGACTTTACTGATGTTCTTCTGAACAAATTGAACGGTATTGAAGAACATGCTAACTATATTACTAAAGTTTCTGAACTTCTGAATGATTCAGGATTCCAAACAGAGGCTGAGGTAGAAGCTGCAATCCAGAAAATCATTGGTTCTGCTCCTGGTGTATTGGATACACTTGAGGAAATTGCCAAAGCTCTTGGTGATGACCCCAACTTCGCAACAACTATGACTCAGAAGTTAAATGAGTTAACTACGAAGATTGAGACAGAAACCGAAAAGCGAATTGAAGGTGATGCTGCTTTAGATACTAAGCTTACTACTCTGAGTACAACTCTGACTAAGACAGTAGAGGATTTAAGAACTTATGTTACTGAAACTCGTACTGAATTGTTGGCAAGAGCAAATAACCAAGATGCTCTTATCACTCAGAATGCGGCTAATATCCAAAGAAACCTGGAATTGATTCAAGGTATTCAGAATAATATTTCTGGTTCTTACTTGGAAGTTAAGGTCTTACTCGAAACCGAGATTGCTGCTCGTAAGGCAGAAGATATTCGGTTGGAAGGTAAAATCGACCAGAATACTGCAGACCTGGGAACCGAAAGGGAAGAAAGAAAAGCTGCTGATAAGGCTCTTCAAGATGCTTTGGATGCAGAAGAAGCTGCAAGAACTGCTGCTGATACTGCCCTGGGAGTTCGTATTGATACCGAGATTGCAGAAAGAAAAGCTGCTGATAAAACTCTGCAAGATAATATTGATGCCGAGGAGTATGCAAGAACTCAAGAAGATACTCGTCTGAATGCTCGTATCGATAACGAAGAAGATGCAAGGGAAGCTGCAGATACTACTTTGCAGGATAATATCGATGCTGAAGAGACTGCCCGTACTGAAGCCGATACTACTTTGCAGGATAATATCGATGCTACCAATGCTCATACTATCAATACTCACAGATTGGATTCAAATCCAGTATTGAATGGTACCGACATTAAGTTGGATGGCTATGAAAAGAATGCAGGTACTACTCCTACAGACTTGGATGTAAAGGTAACAGATACTGCTTCAGCCGCATTCGGTAAAGTACAGAAACGTATCGAAGTAGATAAGGCAGATGCCGATGATAAGATTACTAAGGTAAAAACTGCAGTGGGTCTTACAGAGGCCTTGGCATTGCCTTCTCTGAAAGATACTAATTACCTTTCAGAATCCTCAAACATTGTAGATGGCATGAAGGAATTGGATAAGCAAATTGCCGACGGTAGACATGATGAGGTTTGGGAAGTATTATATACTCAGTTTACCCAAATCTCTGGCTTTTCGGTAAGTCCTACAATTATTGAGAAAGGAGTTGATGCAGATATTACTATTCGTGGTAATAACCTATTCAACAGTAAACCGCTTGTTCCAGAAACTTTATCAGTTAAAAGAGGAACTACTGTTATAAACAGTACACCAATTGCTAGCTTAAATATTAAGGATACCCTTAATACTGGGGATGACCGTACTACTTATACTTTAAGTATTACAAGCAAGGGTGTAACTAAAACAGCAACTGCTAACGTAAATGCTTACTATCCTATGTACTTTGGACATTCTGCTAAGGCAGCATTAACCGGTGAAGATGTTTTGGGTCTTACCAAACAGGCAATAAAGAGTTCTCCTAACGGAACTTATAACATGACGGGAATTGCTGAAGGAGAATATGTATGGTTATGCGTACCTTCTAACTTCAGTATAACTAAGGTAACTTCTTCTGGATTTGGAGTTCCTATGGCTGCTGCAGCTACAGTAACTGTAGAAGGTAAAGGTTCATACAAATGCTACCGTACTGAAGGAGCTTTAAAAGCTGGTAATTTCAATTTTGTAATCGGATAAAAACTTATAACTATGGCAGAAATTCCTATATATGGTACTTTGGTAAATGCTACCACAGACCCTAAGATTGTAAATACTGACCAAGCTTGGGATAAAGAGCTTGGGAAGTATCAATCTGAAATCAATAAAGAAAGAGTTGAGGGCAATGATTCTCTGAAAACTCAGCTGGACACATTGAGCTCAAAAGTAGATAAAGAAATCCAAGACAGAACCA